CACTATCAATTCCATTTGTCCAATATCCATTTTCTGTAGTAAACCAAGATGTTATTTGGTTATTGGTTTCAATTATAAATGGATATGTTGATTGATAATCTTCTGTTCCACCTTGACCCCAAATAATCTGATACCCAATATCATTTGAATTAAAATATACCCAACAAGAATAAGTTCTTTTTCCAGAAAGTGGAGCAAGACCAGATGGAGTAATTAAATAATCATTACCAGAAAATCCGCTTGCAGAATTTCCTATCAATCCAGCAGGATTTGAAAGTGAGCCAACAAGTGTAAGATTTCTTCCGTTGCTACTTGAATCAGTCCAGCTGATATCATCTAATTTCCAATATGCTAAAATTCCAGCAAATAACGAAGATGATGTGGATAAATAACCCATTTTTTTAATTATTTATTTTATCTATGGTCTTGTCTATGATATTATCTGCTGGGACTTTTTCTTTTAACCAACTATTAAGAACTCCAAAATAAACAAGATGTTCACTATTAATTAAAAATAATTCATTACCAAAACTATCCTTATAAGGTTTAATTCCAGAATCTTCAACTAGATCAATTGCTTTTTCTTTTTTGAATTTGATTCTATACATTTTAATTAAATTATTATAACGTTCACGCGCTTGACAAGTAATAAGAGCATCATCACCAATAAAAGAAATTAATCCGCCGTTATCTTTTTGATATTGCTTTGGGGTGCTTGCATCGTATGAAGATTTGTCATCTTCTATTTTATTTGGTGTCACAGTAGCGCAACCAATTAGAAAAAAATTAAGAGCTAATACGCTTGCGAACTTCTTCAAGATTTTTCTCCTGCACTTCTTTTTCTATTTCACTTTGATAGTGGACTTCTTTTTGAGCTTCTTGACGCTCTTTCATTTCTTTTGTATTCTTTGCGCCGAATACGTTATTAATTGCTGAGAATATTCCAGATACTGCTGATAGTAAAGCTTGGAGTATTCCAGTTGGCATGATTACTCTACGTAACTTGCTGTAGCATCTTTACATCCAGATGCAATAGCGTTAAGTACCTTAATAGCCAATGCAGTATTTCCATCAATTCTAGCAAATTGTTGAGCGTAGATATCTTTAATAACACTAACGTAATTTACCCAATGAGTTTTTTCTTGTGGAAGATAATCATTAAGAGCTTTTTGTAATTCTAGTGGAGTTGGTGCTATTCCAGCTGTTAGCCCTTCAACAATCGCTGCTACATGATTAATCATTTTGGCTTTTTCAACTCTATCATCACCAGAAACCGCTTGATCAAGGACAACCGTACAAGCTAATACAACTGCTGGTTTAACATAAGGAAGAGCGTTGGTAACACTTGTTGCTGCATCAACTTGACCAGTTGGAGTTGTAGCACAAGCACCAAGAAATACGCTCAAAAGAGCAACTGCAATTAAATTTAATTTATTCATATGTTTTCTCCAGTTCTTTTTTCTGCTTCGTTTGTTTGAGCTACTGTTCCACCAGTAACTGCTGCATCTTTTACTGTTAATGCAAAAACTATACCACTAACAACTGCTACTAATTTTGAAATTCCAAGAATATAAACTTCTGCATTATCTGGAAGAAAAGCTACTAATGAAGGATCCGAATGAATTGCTATTGCTGTACAAACTGCTACAACTGTGGCTATTCCAGATGAGCTAGATCTCCAATTAGGGCCAAATATTTTAGATAACATAGTTTTCATAATATATTACACTATATTATATGTATTAAAAATTAAAATATCAATACTTTCTTTCTATTATTCAAAACACCATATAACACATTTCCACTAGCGAATATTCCTCTATTTCCAAAAGTTGGATCCAGTTCAAAATTAAAATTTAATGATGCTGTTTTATTCTTACCTATAGAAGAGTCATAACTAATATTATCAAATTTACAACCACTAAAAATTAATTTTGTTGGGTAAACGCCAGATTTGTTTGTATTAAAATCAACAACAACATTATAATCATCATCGCGATTTAAAGTGTCAAAAAATGAACCACTTAGATTTTCTTCTACAATAAAGCTTGTGCTTAATTTTCCATTGACTGGAAATGATAATTTTCTTCCTAATGGAAATTTATAATTTAATGATCTTAAAGCATTTCTTTGAAAAGCTAATGAATATTCTAAACTTTGAATTGTATCTGTGTAAAATAAAACTCCAGTAGTATTATTTGTATAAAAAGTAACACTAGCATCTCCTGGTAGGAGAATATTTTGTCCACTTATTCCAGTTTGATAATAATTTAAAGCTTGCGGAATTATTATTTGATCAGTTTGAGGTTGATTTATTCCAGATTTTAAATCTAGTGTTGTATAACGTATTCCACTGCCACTTATATAAAAATTAATATTATCAGAAACATAAGATTGAGTTACTATTGGTATTGAGTCAACCGATACCCTAAAATTATAATCTGTTAAGTAGCAATTTTGAAAATTTAAAACTGCATAATTATTTGAATTTGGATCAATAACATCATTAACCGTAGTTGGATTTATATCTAGATTTGTTAAAGTATAGTTACCATATAAATCATTTTCATTTTTATTTATCACAAGATAAAAATCTTTTTCGTCTGTAATTGAGTTATCTTGGCATAATCCAGAAAACATTGGGGCATTAAATCCAGAAAAATGATTAACGTTAAAATTTAATCTATTTTCATTTGTAACTCCATCTGGAATATACGAAAAACTAAAATTTACAGTTGGAGAATTTAAATCATTTCTAAATATACTTTTATTAACACCAAAACCTATAAGACCTATTCGAGATTGATCGATTGAATAATTGAAATTTTGTATTTTTTCTAATCTTTTGAGTATTTGATAACCATTTAAATAATAATCCGTAGATGCATTTTGTTCTCCAGAATAAGGAGCAAAATATAGTCCTTGTGTATTATATATTATTCTATTCCTTGGCATACCTTTTACCTTAATAAATTTACACTATAAATGAATTTATAGAATAAAAGTAATTTTCTCTGTATAATATATTATGAAAAAATATTGCATAAATTGTGGTTCTGGAACCGAATTCTCTTCTGTTAAGCCTAAATTTTGTAGTGGGTGTGGGCATAACTTTGATACATCTTTTGCTGGGGTTAAACCACCAGTTAAGCAGACGATAGAAAGAAAAATAAAACCAAATATATCTTTAGATAATACTATTGAAATTGATAATGATGACGATTTTGACCATGATGATGTTAATCATGTCCCTAATATAAATGAATTAAATGTAGATTGTGAAGTTCAAAAATACCAAGGCATTAAATTCAATAAAATGATGGATAGTCCAATTAATCCATCTTTTGGATCTATTAAAAAAGAAAAAATAAAAGGAAAGAAAGTGTCAAAAAAAGACGCTCAAGAGTTCTTTGATAATTTCTCAAAAGAAGCTGGAGCAATAAGACCTAAGAATAAAAGAAAATAAAATGCCAGCAAAGAAATCTAATTTTGAGTCAAAAATCGATGAGATTAATGCTGAGATTTTTAAAAGAAAACATAAATGGAGTTTGACTTCTTTATCGTGGCTTGACTTTAGTGATGTAGCTCAAATATTAAGAATACATATATATAAAAAGTGGCACTTATACGATCAAGATAAAAAGCTTGCTCCTTGGGTAAATAGAATAATCAGTAATCAAATTAAAAATTTAATAAGAAATAATTATGGTAATTTTTCTAGACCTTGCTTGAAGTGTTCTGCTGCAGAGGGCGAAGATCTATGTAACATATATGGCAAACAATGTAATAACTGTCCACTTTACGCAAGATGGACAAAAAGTAAAAAAAATGCATATGATACAAAGCTACCTGTTAGTCTTGAAAATCATACTCAAGAAGTTCATGATATGGTATATGATTCTATAGATATAGAAAAGAACGCAGAAGTTATACATAAGAAAATGTTGAATACATTAAAACCTCTAGAAGCAAAATTTTATAAATTAGTTTACATTGAACATAAATCTGAAGAAGATGCTGCTAAACATATGGGTTACAAAACTTCAGAAAAAAATAGAAAAATTGGATACAAGCAAGTTAAGAACTTAAAGAAATCCATAATGATAAAAGTTAAAAAACTTATATATAATGGAGATATAGATTTAGATGTATGAATGATGAATTGTCTTTAACTGAAGAGCAGCAATTAAAACTACTCGAAGAGTGGAATCGTAGACCAGATAATCCACCAGCTTTAACTGAGTTAGTTAAATTAGCTTTTGATCGTGATGATTTAGACGGAAGAAGCAAAGAAGGAAAAGCTGTAAAAAGTTTTCTAGCTTCAAGACAAATTAAACCAAGGAAAAGTCACGAATACCAAGCTAAAGGTCTTATAGAATTAACAGAAGATCAAAAAGAATACATTAGTAATAATTGTGCAACTATGACTGGAATTGAAATAGCTAAAATTTTATTTAAAAATGAATCATTAACTAATCTTTCTCAAGAAACAAGAAGTATTCTTGATTATATGAAAACTATACCTAGTAATATTAAATATCTTAATGATACAAATGAAAATATTGCTACAGAAACTTATAAAGCTCCACGAAGCGAAGAAAGAATGGTTGTTAAAATCAATAAATATATATTAGATGGAATAGATAAAGAAAAGATTACTCCAAGGCAAAAGAAAGAGGTGAACTCTTTAATTGGTTATATGAATACATATAGATTTACCCATCAAATTAATCTTTATGATGATGAGAATGATAGGGATCTTTTTGAAAGTAGTTTTGTAAGATATACTTACGATAAAAGTGATTTAACTCAAGAAGAAGTTGATCAATATATTGTTCTTGCAACAGAAGTAGTCATATCTTCAAGTATTCAACAAACAATTACAACTCTTCAAAATCAAATTGATCTTGCAACTCAAGAAGATGGTAAAATTCCAATGACTTTAGTAGAAGCTAGTAGTACAGCTAGAAAAGAATACAATGATTGTGTAAATCGCCAACAAAAATTATTACAAGATCTTAAAGTCAAAAGAAGCGAAAGACTTAGCAAACAAGTTAAGGAAAATGCAAGTATTCTAAATCTTGTAGAAATGTGGAAACAAGAAGAGTCTAGACAAAAATTATTAAAAATAGCAGAGCTAAGAAAAAATAGTATTAAGAAAGAGATCGAAAGACTTGGAACTATGGATGAAATAAAAGCTAGGATACTTGGAATATCAGAAGATGATATTTTAAATGGATAAATTTATGTCAGTTATATGTAAAGTAGATGGAAAAGAATTTGCAAGTGATAAAGCTTTACATATGTCACTTAAAGGTTATGGTTTGAATAAAGTTAAATATTATCAAACATATTTTGAACGAAGAGATCTTCTAACTAACGAGCTTATTAATTTCAAAACTAAAGAGCAATATTTGAATAGTGATTTCAATGATAAAAATAATATGAAAAAATGGCTTAAGCAACAATCAGTTGAAAAAGCTCAAGAATATTGCAAGCAATTATTATCCAAAAGAAAACATGAGAAAAATTTAACTTATAGTCCTTCACAAGTAGAATTAAGAACAATTATGGCCCCGTCGATTGTTTTTTATAATAAAATATTTAATGATTATTATGATGTTTGCTCAAGTCTCGGCTTAGAGAATAAATTTATTCACCCAAATAACATAACTGATCAATTTAAAAATAAATTAAATAAAAAATCAATTATCTATGTTGATACAAGAGAACAGAGTTGGTTAAAATTTGATACAAAGTTTGAAATTAAAACATTACCTTTCGGAGATTACTCTTGCAGTAATGATAATTGTAAATGTTTTATAGAAAGAAAAAGTTTAAGTGATTTTATCAGTACATTAAGCGTTAAAAACTTTGATAGATTTAAAAACGAAATAGATCGAGCAAAGAAAAGTGGAGCATATTTAATTGTTGTAGTAGAAGAAAAGTTGGCTAACGCATTAAGCTTTCAGTACCTTCCGCATATTAGTAAAAAAATTAAAGCTACTCCAGAATATATATTTCATAATGTTCGAGAGTTACTTCAGAACTATGATAATCTACAATTTCTTTTTGTAGATGGAAGAGGAGAGATGACAAGGGTAATTGAGTCTATTTTTACATCAAATTGTTTTTATAAACAAGTAGATCTTCAATTAGCTTATGACCTAAAACTATTATGATATACTCTCCAGATAAATATAAAAAAGATTATCCAGATATTAATACAGAATTAATGAATCTTAAAGGCGTTCTTAACGATAAAGATGCAAAAATATCTCTTGCTAAATTTTTAAGAGCCAATTTAGGCTTTACTACTGAGCTTATAAGTGGTATCAAATTAGCTCCGTATCAAGAAATTCATCTTAAAGGTTTATTAAATAGAAACTTTAGTATGTGCGTATTTGGTCGAGGTTGTGGCAAGAGTTTTATCGCGAGCGTGTTTTGTTTTCTTCAATGCGTTTTTGAACCTAATACTAAAATTCTAATCGCAGGACCAACTTTCAGAACAGCTAGATTCATATTTAATAATCTAGAAAAAATTGTAAATAGCAAAGGCGCAGAACTTCTTCAACAAGCTTTTGGTTCAAAAAGTAAAAGAAATGATCAATACGAATGGTCAATTAATGGTGGAAGTATCGTAGCTATTCCTTTAAGCGGAGAAAAGATTCGAGGATTTCGTGCTAATGTACTAGTTCTTGATGAGTTTCTTCTATTGTCGGAGGATATTGTTAAAACTGTATTAATGCCATTCTTGGTTGCTCCACAAAACATGAAAGAACGAATGGAGATTAGAGAAATGGAAGATACTTTAATCCGAGAGGGAGCAATAAAAGAGGAAGACAGAATGGTTTTTGAAAATAATAGTAAAATGATAGCTCTTTCTTCTGCAAGTTATACATTTGAGAATCTTTATAAAACGTACAATGAATGGATAGAGAAAATTTATTCAAAAGAAAACACAGAAGCATCTTATTTTGTATCTCAATTAAGCTATGAAGCTTTACCATTAGAGATGATAGATAAAACAATTATTGAAGAAGCTCAGAATGGAGGCTCAAGTCATAGTAGTTTTTTAAGAGAATACTGCGCAAGATTTATTGATGGTAGTGATAGTTATTTTAGCGCAAAAAAGATGGAAGAATGCACTATTCCAAACGGTCAGTCTCCTCATACTTTAATGAAAGGTGTTTCTGGAAAGAAATATATTCTTGGTATTGATCCTAATATGAGCGATAGTCCTAATGCAGATTATTTTGCTATGGCTGTAATGGAGATTGATGAAGAAACTAAAACTGGTACATTAGTTCATACATACGCTGGATTAGGAAATTTAAAAAATCATGTTAACTACTTATATTATATCATGACGAATTTTAATATTGTATTTATGATTTTGGATAATGCTGGAGCAGATGTATTTCTTTCTGCTTGCAATCAATCTGAGTTATTCAAGAGTAATAATTTAAATATAAATAGTTTTGAATTTAATTCTGATTTAGAAGGACAAGATTATGATCAAGAAGTCCGTAAGATTAGAAATAGTTATAATCTAGAATCAAAGAAAATAGCTTTTAATCAAGTCTTTACAAGTAACTTTATTCGTAAAGCTAATGAGCACTTACAGGCTTCGATTGATTATAAGAAAATATGGTTTGCTAGTAAAACTTGTGCTAATGATAGCTTCTTTGAATCTCAATTTAGCCAGAATATACCAATAGATCTAATGAAAACAGAAGAAAAAAAGGATTGGTCTACTCTTGATTTTATTGAAAATCAAGATGATTTTATATATCAAACTAAAAAACAATGTACTCTTGTAGAGCATTCATCTACAGCCAGAGGAACCCAATCATTTGACTTGCCTCAACATTTAAAAAGAAGTTCTTCTGCGAATAAAGCAAGAAAAGATAATTATTCTGCACTTTTATTAGTAAATTGGGGTTTAAAGTGCTATTATGATATAATGAACGCTCCAACCGAGGATATATCAAGCACTTTTATGCCTATAATGATTAATTAAGTGTAATATTTAAGTAAAATGAAGAAAAATACCAAAAAAATACAAGAAATTAAAGCATCTACAGAAGAGCAAATATCACCATTAATGGTTTATGGTTCAGAAAGAAAATTAACAGCTTCAGAAGCAAGAGGAAGTTCACCAGTTAGAAGAAATGCTGCTAGTACGATTGAAAGAACTAATAGATTTACAAATATTGATACTGGAATTATTCCATTTAGATATTCTAATTATATTAATAATTTATCTACCCTAGATGTAAGAGATGCTGTTATACTTTGTCAAAAAGCTTATTATAATGTTGCAATTTTCAGAAACACAATAGATTTAATGACAGAATTCTCTGCTAGTTCTATTTATTTAACTGGTGGAAGTCAAAAATCAAGAGAATTTTTCGATGCTTATTTTAAAAAAATTAATTTAACAAGTTTTCAAGATCAATTTTTTAGAGAATACTATAGAAGTGGCAATGTATTTACTTACAGATTTGATACTTCTTTGGATTCTGAGCAAGTATTAAAAATCACTCAAGTATTTGGTTCAAAAGCTTTAGCTAAAGACGGATCAATTAAAATTCCTGTAAGATATACTATAATTAATCCAGCAGATGTTTATGTTGCTGGTGGAGTAAATTATTCTTATAATATATATTATAAACTATTAAGTAGTTACGAATTAGAAAAACTTAGAGATCCAAAAACTGACGAAGATATAGAAGTTTACGAAGGACTACCAGCCGATATAAAAGAAAAGATAAAAAATAAAGGTAACTCTTATATTTTAGTTCCATTAGATCCTAAAAAGATGGCTGCAGTTTTTTATAAAAAACAAGATTACGAACCACTCTCAATTCCAATGGGTTTTCCAGTATTAGATGATATTAACTGGAAATTAGAAATGAAAAAAATGGATATGGCAGTTACAAGAACAACTCAACAGGCTATTCTTTTAGTTACTATGGGTAACGAGCCTGATAAAGGTGGAATCAATCAGAAAAATTTACAATCCATGCAGCAATTATTTGAAAATCAAAGTGTTGGTAGAGTATTAATCGCAGATTATACAACCAAAGCTCAATTCGTAATTCCTGATATCGGAAGTTTAATCGGACCAGAGAAATATGAAGTAGTTGATAGAGATATTCAAATTGGATTAAATAATATTCTTATTGGCAGTGAAAAATTTGCTAATACAAGTATTAAAGTGCAAGTGTTTATGGAAAGACTAAAGCAAGCAAGAGAAGTTTTCTTAAATGAATTTTTAATACCAGAAATAAGAAGAATTAGTAAAGATTTAGGATTTAAGAATTTTCCAGTTCCAGTATTTGAAGATATTAGTCTTAAAGATGATGTACAATATTCTAGAATATACAACAGATTGGTTGAGCTCGGCGTATTAACTGCTGACGAAGGAATTCAAGCTATAGAAACTGGAAGATTGCCTACTCCAGAAGAATCTGCACAATCTCAACAAAAATTTAGAGAATTAAAAGATCAAGGATTTTATCAACCACTTATTGGTGGTGGTGCTCAAGCTGGAAGACCTATGGGTTCAACTGGTACTCCTCAGTCTACAAAAAATGTAAAACCAATTGGTAGTTCAAAAGCCTTTTCTGTTCTTAAGATAAGAGAAAATATTTTAGCTGTTCAAGATCTTGAAGAAGAAGTCAAAGGTTCTTTAAGAAAAAAATTTGAAATCAAGAAATTAAGTAATGCACAAAAAGACATGGCAGAAAAAATTACAGAATTAATTATAGCAAATGAAGATTCTAGTCAGTGGAAAGCAAAAATACAAGATTATATTGAAAAACCATTTGATCAAAATTTAAATCAAGTAAATGAAATTCAATCAATTGCTTCCGAGCATCAAGTCGATAGTTATTTAGCTAGTTTATTGTATCACAGCAAAAAATCTGAATAATATAATTTAATTAGTTGGACTAATCAAGCTCTTCAAATTTTTCTATGATATAAGCTAATATATCATTTCTCATAATATCTTCGCGCCCAAATTTAAATGTGCATATACCCTTATCTTTACTTTTCTTGTCATCAAAAAGATTATATATCCTGTCAAACCCGCTATTCTTGATATCTGATTGACGAATATCTCCAATTAAAATTAATTTACTAAACTTGCCCATTCTTGTAGTTATTAATAATAGATCATGTATGCTTAAATTTTGAGCTTCATCGCATATAATGTAACTAGCATTAATACTAAGTCCTCTTAAAAAGCCTACTGGTAATCCTTTTACTCTTTCTTGTTTTAATAGCATTTCTACTTGATTTTTTGGTAATAATTCATGAAGCTTGTCCATAAGTGGTTGAAGATAAGGATCTAATTTACTATGAAGATCACCTTTGAGGAATCCTAGATTATGAGTTGAACTTTCTACTGGATTACGTACATAAAATATTTCACCAATTTTTTTCTGATTTATAGCATTTAGAGCTGCGTATACGCTAAGTAAACTTTTAGCTGTTCCTGCTGGGCCTTTGCAAAATACCATTTTAGTATTCTTATCTTGAAGTAATTGAATAAATTTCTTTTGATTTTCGGTCCATTGTAATTCGCGAATATTTAGGAAACCTTCAATTTTATCTCTTTGAGGAACAGGAACCGACTTGTCTTCTTTTTGTTTATGCTTTTTAGACATTGAACTTACTACAAATAATTACACCCCAATTGTATTAATTTTTAAATTAATTTTAATAAAGTTTAAACTTAATTAATTAAAGAATAACCTTCTTTAAATTTTAAATCTAAAGAAAATGAATTAACAGCTTGGCCTTCGTCAAATCTTTTAATAAAGTTTGCTCCAATTTTCGGCATAACTGCAGTATATTCTTTATTTTTAATTTTCATGTTAACATGAGAAGGTAGTACTGAAATGCTAGTAACTTTACCTTTCATATTTTTTTTGATTGCTCTGGCGATTGCACAGTTTTGAGGATTAGATTTTTCTCCTTCAAAAATGTTTCTTTCTGTTATGTTTATTGTTTTATTCACTTTTTATTTCCTTTATGTTGTAGTTATAATTATTACTGTCTTCAGTAATCCATTTTGGACTATTTTCAGCAGTATAAATATGACTATTTATTTTTCTTTCCAAAACCAATTCGTTTGGTTTTGTAGCGAAACTTGGATCAAAGACTTTAATTCTGTTATTTGGTTGAATAGCAAAATTACCATTATCAAGTTTAATAATATGACCAGCTTTGTGTTGATCTGGTTTTTGACTAAATCCAAAATTTAATTCGTTGTAATCGCTATGAGCCCAATCAAGAGTAAATAAATAAGTTCCCATATATTCGTTGCCAGTTCTTCCTGTATATTTAAGTACTTTATTTTCTAGTAAATAAAAAGTTGTTACGGCTATATGGTAACTAAAACTATCCCAAAGCTCTAACTCTGTTAATTCCATAGTTGGAGCATTTTCTTTATGACAAAATGCACTAATAGGAGCATGCCACCAAATTCCACCATCTTCCATAAGAAAATTAAAAAGCGGAGCTTGGCTAGGAAGACTTGTAACACCAAAAATTAAACATTTATATTTTTTATCAAAACTATCTTCTTGATTTCTCATATAGTTTCCACGAACATAACATTCTATCGGAGGAATATTTGCGTTCAAAAAAGACATTTAATATTATTACACTAATAGTCCTGTTATATTTAAAGCTATATTTTCTGTTCTTTCTATAATAGATAAGTTATTAAGTAATATTCTTTCGCCAGTTATATATGCTCCACCTGGAATATATGTTGAACCAATATAAAATCCATCGCTTAAATTTAATCTATTCGTACCTTTACCAATAAATACTCCATATCCTTGTAAACTGATATCATTATCTGAAATTAAAGATATAGAATTTCCGTCTTTGGCTGTTTCTAATGTTATATCTTGATTTAAAATTAAAGATGCTGTACTGTATATGCCTGACTGATTGTAATTGTCACCTTGAACTCCTGCGTTTACTCCAGCCAATTTTATTCCATTTGATCCTAATGTTATATATGAGATAGAATCTGTTCTCTCTGCGCTGTAACCATCAGTTTTCAACCAATTATTAGTTTGTATCTTTATTGATGTTCCTGTATATGGATAATAATTTTTTGCGCTAGGAATATTTTCATATTGAGGACCAGCTAGATATGATCCTATAACTAAATTAGGATAAGTATCAATTTTATTATAAACTCCATAGTATCCAGTTGGAGTTGGTGGGCTAAATTTATTTTTTAAATATATTCCGTTTGCAAAATCTATAGTTAATGCGTTAGATTGATCCGCATAATGATTTCTATTATCTCCATCAGCGATTAATGATGCACCATTTTGATTTTTAATAACACCATTTTGTCCTGCAATTATTGTGGATGAAATACTATTTATGATTTGATTATTGTATCCTCCAACTACAGTAGAATAACTTCCAGATACTGTATTATTTTCTCCTCCACCAATTGTTTGTGCTTGTCCTGCTCTTGAAGCTGTATTTGAATTATTCTCTCGGAAACTACTTAAAGTTCCATCTGCATTATAAACTCCATATAAATTTTCGTTATTTGTTATCATATATTATGCAAATGGATATTTTCTAAAAGTGCCTCCATTATATAGAGCGGTAATTTCTGTTTGATTTAAAACGTATTCATACCAAAATCCTAAATTTCTAACAATTGCTTTATTATTTTCTGTTAAAGTATTAGGTTGAGCACCGTTTATATTTCCAAGAGGAGTTCCTCCAATTCCAAAACCTTGTGCTTGAGGAATTGTATTAAATGAAAATCCACCATTATATAAAGATACTGTAGTATAATGATAATTTGCACTTCCTTGTAAAACTCCATTAACGTAAAATTTAGCAAGAGAATCATTTCTTGGATCAAACGTAGCTACAACTTGATAATAGCTACTATTATTAAATTGTGAAATAGATGGAATTTTATGCCATTGTCCAGTGACTGGATTACCACCACCAGCACTCTTTGGCATATTAAAGACTAAATAATTTCCACTAAATTCGAAATGAAAATTAAGTTGACCATATTTTGAACCTAATAAAAATCCACTAGAATTAACTCTTTTTGTTTCGAAACTTGTAGAAAATCTATTAGGATAAAGACCTTCTGGTTGTCCATAGTACATCATGGCTTTTGACCAACCAGGAACAGCTAATGTTCTATAACAAAATAATCCATTATTATTTGTTCCGCTAGTGTTTACTCCACTTGAGTTAAATGTAACATTTCCATTGCTACTAAAATAATCATTTCCAAATACTGGATCTGAATTTAATGTAAAATACCACCAATTATTTGGATTTGTAATACCAATTGGAGATACTGTAGAATCTACTGTCCATCCAGCTAATCTTGCTCTTGACCAATTATTATCTGCGTAACAATAATAAACATAATTTTTATCAAATGTAATTGTTCCTTTTTGTCCTAATGAATCTGGTAAATTTGGAGGATTTACTAATGAAATATTTGCATTTAAATTAGGATCTAGACTGAGTTGATAACCAGAAATAACAAATTGATTTGTATCATTATTTACATATAATTGTTTTCCAGAATTTAGATAATATATTGTATTTAATGTTGCCATATTATGAAATTCCTGCTGTAGATTCCAAACATACCCATCCAGTATAATTATTATTAATTACACCAACCAAAGCAATTGAAGCTGGGGCAGGAAGTGCTAGAGTAGAATCTGAATTATCAAAAATTTGATTAGTATTGTATCCAGTAATAATTAATGGATTTGTAGATTTTAAATTTTTTATAATAATTGTTTTTTTATCAGTTATATCTGGTAAGGACGCTGTATAAGAACCATTTGTTCCAGTGCAATAAAATATATTTATATAATTCGTTACATTAAAATTTGTGTCTGAATAGAAATTGTAATTAGATTGAATATTATCACCTAAGATTAAATTAGCGCCTTGATCATTTCCAGTTATACGAGGATACCTTAAATCTAATTGACCAGTATTAGTCAGTTGCTGTGTAAAAATTTGTAATCCATTAAATGTACGCATACCATATATTTACACCAATACACCAGTTATATTTAACGAAAAATTAGAATTGCTTGGGTTAATGTAAATTCCGCTTTCAAAAACGGCTATTTTTTTATTATCAAAATTTAAGTTAGATTCTTCAACTTTTATAAGTTTACCATCCAAGTTTATGTATTTTAAATCTATTTTAGTGTTCATAATTTTATAGTCCCTCTGGTAACGTGACCCCCTCTTTGTGTTCGCACACATCCAGAGTAATCACATGAAAAAAATGCGGTTTACTTTTTACGATAAACCCCAATATTCTCTTGACTTTCTTAAGGCCACCCGAGAGCGACCAACAAGTTGTCACGTTACTAGAGCTGTATAATTGATTTACCATTTTATTACACTTTGATTTGTTGGACTATTGAAATCTGGTCTAGATTTATATATGAATAATTCATTTTGTTCAAAACTATAATCTTTTCCAGATAATACATAAAATGGATTTGAATCATATGCGCCGTTATCTCTTTCGTCATAAAATTCTATATTCTTACTATATCCACTATAAATTTTTTCTAATACTGGATAGAAATTTCTAATTACTAATTGCTCTTGAACGGTCCTAGTATCATTTTCATAGTTAAATTTCATATTAACTTTTTTACCTTGATGAAGGTTTGGAGATAATGGTCTTTTAAAATTAACTTTTTCTTTGATTATTAATTCGTTTGGCATTGTAGTAGAGTATGTATATGGAAAAACATCTAATCCTTGATTATCAAATATAATATATGGATAGTATAATTTTATATTTGGATTAACTCCATTCGCAATTGGAGACCAATTATAACTATTTATTGTAAATTTAGAATATTGATTAATTTTTGAAATTGGTAATGATGAAATTGAATTTTTACTAGTAATATATGCTCCAGTGGGTTTATTTGTGGTAGTATTAAAACCATTCCATGAGCTATTATTAGAATACAATAAGCCTATGGAAGAGTAATAAGGATATATAGAAGCATCTGTGCAACCTTGACTGACTCTTATAGAAGAATTGTCAGTCACTCCTGTCCAGTTAAAATAATTATATGCATAATAAGGATTTATGTCTTGACGTTTTGGATTTGCATAAATTTTATGAGTATATGCATATGATGTTACTGATGTTGTTTTGTATATACTATTAAAATTAATTGAATCTGGAGATATTGTATAACTAACTCCTGTATTTTTTGGTTGAGCTAAAACCCATCTATTGGTATTTCCACTATTATATATTCTATAATTATTTTCATTAATATAATTATTGCTACTTTTATATACATACATTCCATTTGCTTCTGAATAGGAAGATCCGCTTACTATTAATACATCTCCACTAGCAATTTGTTGAAATTGTCCTGCAAAAGATAAATTTTTTGTACTATTTCCATAATTTATATTTGCTCCACTTTTTATATTAAGTTTAATAAATGTTTCTAAGTGGTGATTTTTTGGTTGTACAGTTATTGGTACACCACTCCATAAATTATATTCAGTATGGCCATTGCCAATGACTGGATGAAATCTTACTGACTGCAATGCTAAATTTTTGTATCTACTTTGAGGATTAAATACTACAAAATTATTATTTCCAGAAACTCCAGTGAAAAGATTTGATGGCGTTTTTTCGTAACTGTTTGGTCTATTTCCATCATTTTCAATAACCATATAAGGTTTTGCTCTCAGAGATGATATGTATCTTGCATTATTTGAATCTGTATTTAATCCAGACTCCAAAAGACTACTTTTTGGTTCGATAGTGAAATAAACAAAATTTCCAGGTTCTAGCCCAGAAGGAATACCTTGTAAACCGGTATTTTCATTTATATATCTTCTAAAAGAATTTCCTTCTAAACCAATACTTAACCATTTTTGTTTTCTATATTTATTTTTATCTGTAGAACCTGCTGGTACTGGTGGAAAAAAACCAGTATAAACATTATCAATAAAAAATTGTTGACCGCTAGATATTGTAATTCCTTGATTAGCATTAATATAACTAAAGCCTACATTAGGAATTGATTGGAGACTTAAAACTTGATTGTATATATTATTTGTTGGCATATTAATTTAAAACCCAATTTGTTGCAATTGAAGTTGCTCTCCAATCTCCATTCATTCCATTTCCACTAACACAAATAAAAATATAATCTCTATTAAAAGCTATTTGTCCACTATATCCTGGAGAATTAGGCGTAGAAGGTACATAATTTGGATTAAAAATTAAATTATTTTTTAGAGTTTTTTGTCCAGTTATAGTTTGATCTGTATTTAAAGTTACATATCGAGAATCTAATTGACCAGAATTAGTCAGTTGCTGTGTAAAAATTTGTAATCCATTAAATGTACGCATTTTAAATGATTACACTAATGATCCTTCAACTGATCAGTAAAAATTTGAAGTCCATTGAATGTGCGCATATAATTAATTACACCCTAGCCTCTTCTGTTGCAATAATTAAAATTCTTATAAATTTTTTCTATTATATGCTCTTTAGATTCATCCTTTTCTTCTGTTTTTATCTCTTGACCTGCAGAAGTTTGTATATCTAAATTTTCTTTTTCTTGTATTTTTGGTTTTATTTCTATATCTTCTTTTTTATTAGATGTTATGTTATAAGCTAATAAAAGTGAAACCGCTAATGGATCAAAAACACAAACAATTATAAGTATAAACCATTTAACTACTGTTTCTATTTTTACGTTAAAAGCTTCTGCTATAAATTTATAAGTTCCTATATCTGATTTTGTGATTTGTTGTTTTAAAGAAATAATAGAATTGTCAATACCATTAATTTCAGCTAATAAAGTATTATTAATATTATTAATTTTTTCTATATTAGATTCTAATGATGATATGCCAGTTTGCATACTATCTAAAGTTTTAGATTTTAATTCTACTGATTTTTTATCTACTATTTTTTCTTGAGTATCGCTACTAAATAAACCTCCAGATTTTGTAATTGTAGTTGTGGTAGATTGATCTAGAGCTTTTGTTAAATTTGATTCTTGGTTCTTTCTTGTGTCTGTTAAAGTCTTAATTCTTTCGTTATTTGAAACTATTTGAGTATTTAATGATTGTTTTTTATTCTCTAATAAAACTACTTGGGATTCTATACCATCTATATTGCTTTTAGTTGAGTAAAAGGCTTGACTTAAAAATCCAAATATACCTAAACTAGTAATTGCCATCAATACAATAATCGCCGCTAATAGATATGATCTAATAATATTATTAATTTTTTGCCAATAACGATATAAAAAGCTAGTTGCCATTATTTTTCCAAACTCTAAGCTGCTTGCCATAATTATTGATGCTATAAAGCTACCAGAGAATAGTAAACCTATACCTTTCACAGAAAAGAAAGCCCCGCATCCTGCTAATAATAAAGCTGACAAGCCTAATAAGTATTTAAACATAAGTTCAATTTTTTGATTTATAATTGCCACCTAATCCTAAAAAATTGGGCTCGCGCACAGAATATAAAGGTTTGGCCGTGGTAATTTTTGGTAAATTATTATCAATGTATTGTATATTATTTTGGATTGGCTCATTTGGTTTGTTTTTGTTTGATTTTAAGATATTGGTCTGACTAATAAGGTAATATAAAGATCCTAATAATATTGTTAAAGCTAATAATTTGATATTGTGTTTCATATAATGTAGATTACACTAGTTAATATGGTGTAATTTGCATATATGCCGTCTGGTAAAAAACATACATTTATTAACAGAACTGTGCAAGGTAGTCCTATATTTTATGAAGGATTAAAATCTATTATTTTTCAAGAAGCAAGCAATTACTCTATAAACTATGGATATTTTGATTATGCTACTTATGGTAATGCTGTTGCGTTTGTGCAAGAACCTTCTGTGAACGTTATTATAAATTATGTTATAAACCTTGGCGCTGGGAAAAGATCATGGACATTCTCCCCAACAAATCCTGCTCTTCCAGTTTTAGAAATAATATTAGATTTTCCAGGCACGAATAATGAAAATGCTCCTCCTTATAAACCAATTTGGGGTTTAAGTTATTCATTAGGAGATTTTGGTGGAGGTCATCCACCTTTTAGTCCAAATGGAACAGAATATAATATAACTGTAAATCCTGCTCTTACTTGCTATAACTCAGAAGCAGAAGTTCTTATGGAAGGTTGGTACGCTGGTCCTAGAATCTTAACTCGTGATAACGAAAATCTTTATACTTATTATGTGGGTGGTAATCCTGGAGATGAAACTTTAGATAGGACAAACTCTTCGAGTCTTTGGGTTTATAGAAATGTTGGAGATGCAATCGTAACATCTTTAACGGTTGCACCTTTTCCTTGGCAAGCTGAGTGGCCATCACCTTTTGTATCTACTAAACTTTTGCCATCTTGGAAGGGTGGAAATATTTATAATATTGGAGATATAGTAACTTTAGGTGGATTTAATTGGATATGTTTAGCTTATGCACCTGCAGGTTATGGACCATATGGTGGTTATTTAGATGGTACTGCAAATGGTACAATATATTGGCAGCTTCTCCCATAGTTTGTTTTGGTTGTATATAAAAAACACTTTATAACAAAAATAGCCCCGCGGATTTTTTTACTTCTAAGTATATTCATTTGTATTGATTTTTTATAGATTTAGAAAAAGGGGTAGGGGTATATATAGGAGTATAAATAAAGATAAGATAAAGTATAAGCTATTTATTGTATTTAAATTAGGTATAAATAAGTAACATATTAAAATAATGTGGAGATTGAAGATAGCCCCCTCCTCTCTCTTTTGAGTTTTAGAGCGAAGTAATTTTTTCAAAAATGGGGTAGCCCATAGGCGAACTCAAACCTAGAAACACAGGCTAGGGATCTATATAAAAAATAAAAAACACAGAAAAAATGGGGTGGGGGTTTAGCGCTTTCTCTAAGTCGTTGACTATCAATGAAATTTAACTGAAGAAATATCTTGTGATAATCCTATTCTGTGATAGATTACCTATATGAAGAAATTAAGCAAATATGAACAACTGATCGCAAACCTCAACAAGGCTAGCCAAGACCTTAAGGATGCCTCTACCAAGGCTATCGCTACTCTTGACGCTCACGCCAACAAGGTGGAAGCTATCCATCAGGAAGCGATGACCAAATGAATCAAATAGAAATCATCCTCACCCTTACCATCGTAACCATTCTTATCGGAATCTACGCTATGGTAACAGCTAAAAAATAACCCTTGACGAAACATAAACAGAAAGGCAATATACAACCTATGAAACAAAACCTCAAAATCAGTTACCAAACCTTCGGCGAAAACAATGCTTACCTTCTCGAAGGAAGTATCAAACAGATCAATCACTTCTTCAATTCAATATATAATTGGGAAGGAACTAACGGCAAGTTGCACGATATGGGCAACGGCAAAGCGTTTTACTTCTACGCTCATCCAGATGATGTGATGAAAGCTCTTACTAAAGTTGCGTTGCATAGCTTGGTCAATAAGATTAACGCTAAGGGACGCAAGGGTGGACTGCTTGACCTTGCCAAGGCCAAAGCACAGAGCATCGTGGATGCTATGGGTCAGACTTGTTTCCTATGGGGTGCAAGTAGCTCCGAGGGATACAGCCTTGGAACTATCAGTGCAGAGAAACCCTCTGACTACTGCGGTGCAGTCAGCAACGGAAGGGACTAATCCTATGACAGCAGAACTATTCATCGTAGCATTAACAATCCTTGGCGAAGCTAGGGGTGAAACCTTTGAGGGTATGGCTGGCGTTGCTAGTGTTATACAAACACGCACCATAGAGCGTAAGCAAACGCCTAGCCAAGTGTGCCTGTCACCTAAACAATTCAGCTTCTGGAATGGTGGAGTAAGTGAAGCTACCAAGAAGAAGCTACTGGCAACAGCACAAGGTAAGAACGCTCTATACCTTGCTGATCTAGTCGTCCATAAACAGATGCCAGACATCGTGAGGGGTGCAAACCATTACCACGCCATCAGCGTCGCTCCTAGATGGGCTAGAGATGCAAGGCTAGTGGCTACAATACGCAACCACAAGTTTTATAAGTTGTAAGTAGCTGAATACCAACGACTTGCGAGCGCAGGGACGCACCTTATGTAAGTCCTTTATAATCAGATACTTGCAAAGATTCTCGATCTTCTGACAAAACCTGAATGAACGCAAAAGATCAGGCCTGATCTTGCAACAAAACCTGATGGAACGCTAAAAATCTAAACCCCTAACCATTAACGACTTACAAAAGCGACCTCCCTGCAGCTGTAACTCGTTGATGGTGAACGAGATTTAAATGAAAAAATATCTTGCAAAATTTCTAAAATGTGATAAATTAAGAGTATGAAAAGAAAAACAAAATTAGAAATCCTCCTCGGAAATTTAGACAAGGCTTCGGCTGACCTCAAAAAAGCCGTTGAAGAATCCCAAAAAAGACTCGATGAAAGTTTCGCAAAATACGAACATAAAGTTGAAGTCGCTCATCATAACTCGATGATGGTCAACGAAAAACAAATTGAAGAAATAATTTGACTTTTGCAGGAATTGTGGTAAACTATATACATAAGATAAAAGATAACAAATAACAAAGAAAGAAAAAAAATAAAATGACTCATAGAATGATAAACTGGAATTTTCAACGAAAACAAATGCGTGAAAATATGCGAAAAAATATGAATGCTTCTGAAGAAGTAATCATAACTAACTCTAACAATACACCAACTTACTTTGGTAAAATATACCTTTACGAAGGAACTCTAGTAAAAGTTTCTTATAAAACTTCTGCAAATACTGCGGTTGTAACCTTCCTAGAAGGTAAAGATAAAGATAAGGTTGGAACTATCAACCTTAATAACGCTAAACTAATAAAGGAAAATAAATAAATGAATAACGATAATAAAAAACAATTAACTTCCCAAGAATGGGAAATTCAACGCAAAGAAAAAAATCAAGCTCTTTGGGCTAATCGTAAAAAGCGATGGTCTGAATGGAAAAAGAATAATCCTGAAAAGGCTAAAGCTCACGCCTTACTAAAGGCAAAACTTAATGGAAAATAAATAAATGAACATTCAACAATTCGAAGAACTCTTAAAGAATCACGATTGGACTTACCAAATGAGTGAAGACTCATACTACTATCGTAGGGGTCAAAAACAACTTAAAGAAATTGAAGAAGCTATCGCCCAAGCTGGTGAATCAGAATGGGGCGAAGAATATCAAAACCTATATAATCAATATCGTAACAAGTTTGGAGTTTGACAAAATTAGTTGATGTAAGTTGTTGGATACCAATGACTTACGACGGCAGGGACCCTTGCGTTGCAAGTCGTTAATGATCAATGAAATTTAAATGAAGATTTTTGTTGCGTTTTCTCTGAAATATGCTAAACTATACTTATAACAAGATAAGAAATAACAAAGAAAGAAAAAATAAAATGATAACAATAAATAAAGAACTAACTACAGATGAAAATACTTTTCGATATGGTCACGAAAGACTACTCGTAAAGGTTTTCCCTTCTACAATCGGTTGGAAAACTATGACTGCAACTGCTGAAATCCTCGAAGGTGAGGACAAAGGTAAATGGACAACCATTTATCTTCGTAGCGGATTGTATAATGTCGATACAGATTCTCTTGTCTGGTATCGCTAAATCGTTAATAATCAAAGAGAAAAAAAGTTTGACAAAATAAGAAAGTGTGATAGATTAAAGGTATGACATACGAAAAAAGAAAACAAAAAGAAATAGCAACTCAACAAGCCAACAGAGCTGAAAAAGCTAGGCTCACAGCAGAAAAGGCTGAACTTTTCAAAAGTCTCAACATCCAAATTGGTGACTTCATCGAAATAACAACCTCGAAAGGTAGTGAAGTTTTGTTCGTGGAAGATTCTGCGAATACTTACGACACTTTGCCTTTCCTCAAAAACATTCTTTTCCTCTCATTCAGAGGAATCAATGGTGCTGGCATCGTTGGGATGACTTGTCTCCTCGATGTTGTGGAAGTTAAAAAAGTAAAAGGAAGCATCGCACTTCTACAAGAAGTTGAACAAGCGATGAAAGTTTCAAACCGAATCTTTCAAAGCTATAACGAAGCTGGAAGTTATAAAGGAGACTAATGAAAAAAATACTTTTCAAAATAAATAAAAAAACTTTTCGTCTTGCTGTAAAAAATGGTGAGAAGAAAAACTTTTTGCGTGAAAGATTTTTTTACTACATCTCTGCGAGTTGTTTGAATCTTAGAGACCTCTTGTAAATAACTCACTATCAACGAGTTACGAGCGCAGGGAGGCCCCGCGCGCAAACCCTTGACTATCAACGACTTACATAAGGCTAAACAGGACACATCATTTTAATGTTATGATTTCCTATTAAAATATTTCGTATTTAGTATTAGGCATTCTTCTATTTGATTTTTTATAAAATAAAACTTGTGCTAAAAATAATCTGTGATACATTTAATTTATGACAAACGAAATCACATCCCTAGCGACGGAAACCTGCGAGGAAGCCTATGTGGACGCTAATGCGTTCTTTGACTACATCAATTCCAATGATGTGGTTAACTCGATGCTCGATGCGTTGAGTGGGGTTTACGATTCGGTCGAAACTATTGTGGAGGTCAAATAATATGGACTACAAAGCCTCTCTCAAGGAGTGGATGAGTCAGCACATGCTGTCTCCGTTGGATGTGCGCGACATCCTTAACCAGATGCGCGAGGATGACCGCGCTATCAAATCCGAAACATCAGACGAGCCAAACGATTCTATGGATGGCGACTTCGACTCTGCTATGGCTTCTGCTGGCCACGGCACTGATGAGGATTACAATGGTGGATGTTACCAGATGGAAGACTTTGGTTGGGCTGGTGACGAAAACCTCTGTGGAGAATAATATATGATTGATATATTCGATGACGAAAAAACCCTAAAAATTTGGGCAAAAAAAATGTTAGATGATCAAGCTATGGAGCGAGCTTTAGAAACTCAAGCAGAACTTGATTCTGACCATATGCGTGATATGGGAGAGTCTTAATAAGTTGCTAATAGTCAACGACTTACGGCCGCAGGGACGCCGCCGATGTAAATCCTTGATAATCAAAGACTTACACCAGCAATTTTTTACATAGAGGCTCGCCAACCTTCAAAAACTTCGTCAATCTCTCTCTGCTTTTGCACAAAACTTTTGTTTGTATCGAGTGGAGGATTTTCATTATCACCCCACGGATAAAAACTTTCTAAATTTTCGTTTAATAGTTTTTCTATATTCATTTTGACATTTTGAATGTTAGAGTTAATCCTAATATCACAAGACATAAAAATATTTCCATTTAGACATCTTAATGCTTTTTATAATCTATTGCAAACTCATTCTTATCCCAACACTTGCGACAATCACCGCACTTGTTCCCTTGTTTAGAAGATGGGCAGTTAAAGTTTCCTAGCTTGCTCGCACCGCTAACGCACAAGCCAAGGCGTTGTGCAATTCCTACGGGTGCGGGGCCATCCATCATAAGAGCAGACAAACGGATGGTAAGATTACTAGGCACTTCTCCACCTTGTTCGATATAGGTTGAGACAAAAGCATATTCACGAGTTGGAAGCCAAAAAGAAATGTGAGGAAGATTCTTTGCAATCTTCACAATCTTTTCAATATGCCAAACACCTTGCAAGTCTCCTGAATCGTGCCACCTGAAATGTGGATTCTTAACTTTACCAATCAAATAAGTCATAGCGTCCACCCACAAATCGTTAGTAAGAGAAGCGAAACGCTTTTCCATAGCTTTCTGAACATTGGGGAAAACATAACGCCCTTTAAGAGCATAGCAAAAAGCACAAATGCTTCCTACAACATTCCGCATTTTTTGCCCGATAAGACAACGTTTTGCGGGCGTTGAGTAAGCATATCCAGGCATCTTCGAGGGTTTTGAGAGTGTGCCAACAATCTCTTCGGCTTGTTTTTTGTTTTTGAACATAGAATTAGATTAACACTTTTTTTTCTTGTGACAAGTTTTTTTTACAATTAAATCTCGTTGACTATCAATGACTTACGACGGCAGGGACCCCGCTTGCGTAAGTAGTTAATACTTAAGCAGTTACAGCTTCTTCTTCTTGAATTTCTTCGCTTTCTTTTCTATCAACAAAAGCGTCAAATCTTTTTTGTGCTTTGCTAGAAGCTGAGATGATAAAGTTTGTATCTTTTTTTAATACTTCTAACCAATTGGAAAGATAGCTGGCAGAATTGTTAAAACATTTTTCAGAATCAATTCCGCAGAAGTTAAGACAAAGACTAGCAAAAATCTCAGCGGTCAATTCTTCTTTGCTATAATTCTGAGAACCAAAACCATTCTTAACATTATCGCCTGTGCTTTTATGCATAGCGTGGCCGATCTCATGAAATGCTGTGGAGTAATACTCCTCAACGCTGTTAAAGTTTTCTTTTGGGGGTAAATCAATCTTATGATCTTCTGGATAGTAACAGGCACGACTGCCACCATACTTAATCTGAATCACGCACTTGTTGATTAACTTTTCTGCTTCTTCTACTGGTGAGAAATCCAACTTCTGGACTTCTGGCTGTTTCCACTTCATACCTTCAATATCACTCAAACCAAAAACCTTGTAGAATCTCATAAGAGGAAAGCCACCTGATTCATCATCTTTCTTTTTTAATAGTTTGTAATAAACTACCATGTGAGACTTAGCGCCTTTTTTGATTTTTCCACCTAGCTCTTTAATCTGATTAAATGTAAAAAAGAAATCATCAGAAGCTACCATGCGAAGTAAGAATTGATTAATGCCTCGATAACCTTTTTTGGAAACTCCGTTGCAAAGATCAAAAACTTTCCAAGGCTTCTGCCAAGGAATGACTCCTTTGTTGAGGGCTTCGATGAACTTTTCTGTGATAATTTCGTTTACTTTCATAGCTTAAATATATCAGAAATTTGTTTTTTGTCTACATTTAAATTTCATTGAGTATCAACGACTTATAGCACAAGAGCCCCTGCTTATGCAAGTGTTTGACTATCAAAGAGATAAAAATATTGATTTAAAACCAATATAGTGTAATATAAGTTATGAAGGTTTCTGGTTTACTTGAATCGTCTGCTCTATATAAAAAGTTTGTTGAAGAGCGAAATGAAATCCTAAAGCACAAATGGCTCGAAAGCGAAAAAGCTGGCCACGATATTGGTTTTGAAAAAGCTCTGTTAGATTGGGTTTTCAATCACAGAGAAAAATGGCGTAATAAATAATTCTTCGACCCTCTACGCTCATGATTTCGTAAAGGAATATCCTGCTCCTCTACCGCCTCTGACTCTGGGCGTTGGCAGGTTCATCCTCTTATGGGAGTTAGTCAGACTCGCCAAGAGAAGTATTGGCGTTCCGTTATATATAATCAATGTTGCCATTGAAAACTTTCCAGAACTGCAACCTTTCGGTCAACCTTCTCTGATATCGAAGAACTAAAACTATCTTAACATACTTTTGTTTATGTGCAATAAAAAAGGCGAGGTTTTTACGCCTCGCCCTTTCTATAATGTCTTTCTGTAGTTTAAACTGGCGAAAGACCACCAGCGATTCGATCATAGCGGAATTGCTTCACGCCAGAATCCATACGACCAGAAAAGCAGAAGCTAGTGAATAGCTTGTTCCCTGCCTTGCTGATGGTATGAGAAGAAGGCTTGCTGATGATGTAAGTATAGACATCATTCTTGCCGTAGGGTTTGTATTCGATTAAATACCTTTGCCCCAAGAGGAAAAGGACGAAGTGTTTCAGATATGAGGTTGCGTATATGATTGCGTTTTTGATTTTGTTCATAGATTAAATATACCATACCTTTGTTTTTTCACAAGAAAAATCTTAAATTAAATCTCGTTGATGGTCAACGACTTACGCGCGCAGGGACCCGCCTTTTGTAACTACTTAATAATCAAATACTTATAATAGTTTAATCTTCTTGTTCTTTCCAATTAGGATGAGCTTTAACCCATTTATGCCAAACGATTTCCAAGCCAGCAAGATGCTTTTCTATTTCAGCAATAAGCCTTGGATCTTCATCTCGAAGAACCCTCTTCTCAAGTATTTTGCTTATTCTATTTTCGTTTTTCATATCAGTATATATTACAATTATTTGTAAAATATTTCAACTATTTATTATATACTGTTAGATATTTAGGAAAATCTATTTTAGATGTGTAATTAGTATTTTGATTAACTCTTGTACTCCACCCCAGCAAATCGTTAGCATTAAACATAAAATAAAAAACTCTACGCCAAATTTCTCAAAAACATTTCTCACATAAATAGAATACATTCTATTTTTTATTTAGAGAAAATATTTCGTAATGTCGCTCTCTTTAGTGCAAGTTTTCATAAAAATTCTCGCTCTCGGCAGGATTCAAACCTGCGATCTATTGATTAGAAATCAATTGCATTATTCGCTATGCTACGAGAGCGATAAAGTTTCGCCTAGGTCAGACTCGAACTGACACTTGAACGATTTTAAGTCGTTTGCCTCTGCCATTGGGCTACTAGGCGGATTGTTTAGCTGTCAGTATCTAACTTTTCAGCAGAAATAGTGCCGAGAGAATAGATGTCCTCGACTTGTGCTGTGCGAACAAAATGTTCGTTTGGAATATTATCAATAGTGTTCTTCACTCGATTCATAGCAACTGCTTTTAATCCACCTTTAGCACCACGGAACTTCTTTCCAAGTTTATCGCTCAAACTACTCATAATATACTTAAACATCACTCGCTCCAACTTTTCGAGAGTAATCCAAAAATAAGCAAAGTCATTACTCATCCATTGAAGCTCTCCGTTTGTTCCACCCCAATTATAGACTCGATTGTGGAACTGCTGAATCTCGTCCTTGTTACCTTTAATTCCAATAACCCAATGTGCTCCGAGGTTTTGTTTCATTAATTTCATAGTTTATAGTTTATCCTGTTCTTGTTTTTTGTCAATACTTTTATTGTTAAAATACCAATCTATATCTTCTTGAGTTGTTTCTGTATGCTTACTATAAGAGTTGAGCATCCAATCCGCACAAGGAGAAGTGGGCAAGGCTGGACTCGAACCAGCACTAGGAGAATTATGAGTTCTCTGTTTCACCTTTAAACTACTTGCCCCACTTTAGCAGGAAAGCTCGAAGGTTTTGGCACTTGAAAGAACTCTACTGCAAAAGCCTTGGCGTAATTTTCCAAGTCTTTCAGAGAGCAAGTCTCTTTCGGTGTGCACATGCGGATTGAGGTGTTTAGGATGATGGCTCGGTCTTTACCGAACACATTCACCACATAGAATGGAATTGTTTTGTTTGTCATAGGTTTAATATACAACAATTAGAGAAATAGTCAATAAAAATAATTCGTTGAATGATAAGGCTTTACATACTAGGGGAAGGATTCGAACCTTCATTACGCTCAAATCTAGAGCTTCACGAGTATAAGTCGTGGGTCTTAACCAGTTAGACGACCCTAGCAATCAACACCAAGCCGTAGCTCAATGTCAGCCTCCGAAGTTATCCACCGATTTTCTTGATGGTAACTTTCGTTCCATCAGGCCAAGAGCGGATGACCTTACGCCAAAACTCCGCTTCTTGCTCGGCATCTTCCATCTTCGAGTGCATATCTTCACTCACACGGACTCCATCTCGCAAAACGATATACTTAAGATTCATTTTCTACCTCCAATGCTACTGCGTTGTCAAACATTGAGCCACCATCTACTGCATCACAAATAACGATGTCATTACTGCCATCATCACCAGCATATACAGCTCGTAGTTTTCTTGTTTGACTATGTTCTTTTTTTGTCCATTGACTCTCTGGAACGCCGAGGACTTGCAGAGCCTCAACTCTCTCTGGTGAAAGTGCTTCACCGCTTACTGCACATTTATATGTCATAATCGGATTATACCGCTAATTGTTCTGGTGTCAAGTGAATTTCTGCTGGGGGTTCTGGAAGAACATTATTCTTCCGAGGACGGCCACGGCCACGCTTCTCACCATTAGGCATAGTTGCAGTTGCAACATAAGCTGATAGTTTTTCTTTTAGTTGGATGAATCGTTTGTCTGCATCTTCACGATCAATACAAGTGAATGCCCAATCGCCCCATTGACTATCGCTAGGATACATTTCAGCAGGAGGCATCTTCACACCTGCAATTTCATATCCATTGTGACGCTTAATAGCAATCACTTCATAGTTAAAAGCTTCGCTGTCATCTTCATCGAGTTTCTTTTTATAGATAGCAACATCTCCATCACGACCAACCATCGTGAACTTAAATCCTCGACTGGTAAATGTTTCTTCAAGAGTTTTCAATTTTTACTCCTTTAGGAAGCCACGCTTCCAAAGTCAGACCTTCTCCAATATATCCGACTTGAGTTTCAGTTTTAGTTTTAGGGTCAGTTGCGTATAGTGCGTAGCCACCCTCCTTTAGTTTTTTGGCTTTAGTGATTTCCATTAGATAATCTTACTATACTTTTAGATTAATTCAAGACAAAAATATCACGATTAATTACTCCAACCCATTTAGCTTTATATACAGGCTCTAGGGTATCAGAGTAAACAAAGCTATTAAACTTATAAGGATTATATGTTACTTTTCTTTCAGTTTGATCTACTGGCCATCCATCGTCTGGTGTGCCACACACAAAAGCGTGAACATTCTTTCTTTGTTCTTTTAATACTCTGTTTCTACCAGCTTGACTCACTCTAAACTCAACATCTTTCAAAAAGAATTCTGTGCTATGCTCTAATACTTTTCCTCTAAGCATAATAGAAAGACAATGCTTATGTAAATTATAATATACTTTATGCTTTGCTTTCATCTCATAACTATAACATAAATAATATAAATGTCAAGCTATGTAAACCTTTGATAGATAACGAGTTACAAAAGCGGAACCCCTGCCGTCGCAAGTGCTTGATAGTCAACGACTTATGCATGATACAATAAGTGCAAAAAGAAGCGGAGGGTTTTGCCCTCCGCCTCTGTTAAAGTTTCGTTTTAGTTTAGGCGACCAGTTTCAAGAGGTCTTCGTCACGGGTTTTGCCCGAGAAGACTTTGAGCAAGTCAGTGCTGATACGCTCACTGTACTCGTAGCGTTCATCTGCAACATTACGAGTTAGGAACTGAGTTGACGCATTGTACAAATTGTACAGGTTGCGATCAGTATCCTCCTCATAAGAAGGATTACGCCACACTGCTTCGATGCCTTCACGCACCTTGGCAGAGATGATAGCCTTCTCCTCCAACTTGGTGAGCAAGGTCAAACCCTGCTCATCAGTGATTGCCTTCTGCGCTAACCTGTTAAAGATTGCTACAGAGGTATCAACACTGGAGACCGCATTAGCCAACGCATCACCAATAAAATCCAGATTGACAGCAAGAGTGTGCCTCTTGGTCATGCTGAACTCCTTGGTCAACGATTTCATTCCGTTAGTGCAAATCAAACGGAGGAAACCGAGGGTTAATGAGACACGACTGGAGCGGTCATAACTGTTGTTAACAGTCAATCGCAGTCCGAGAATGTCTCCCTTGGCACGCTTGCCAACTGGCTTCAATTCAGTCTTGAAGTCAGTGAAGTCATAGCTAGCGTAGA